CAGAACGTGGTCGTGGTGTGCTGCCTTTGCCTCCATCGCTCATTATCATGTGCCTCCATATTCACGGCTAAGCAACTCCTGCTCAGCGTCATCAAGCACTGCATAAAGCTTAGCCAGTTCTGTGTTGCCTGCCATGTAAGCATCACGCTCAAGTTCTGCATAGGTTTTCATCATGTTCTCCTGTTGTTAAGTATCTGCAAGACAATGTTGATCGACTGAACCAACATCATCTGTTCCATTGGGTCAAGCTGTTGATAGCTCGGTGTAGGGGTAGGCCATCGCTTTCGTATGGCTTCCCAATAACGTTCTACGTCACTCAAAGCACATCTCCTTCAGGTTCGTCTTCAATCTCAAACATTCTACCTGTCTCTTTGTTGTAGAGCAAGTTGCATGCTGGACCAGTGACACCACTGTAGCGGTTCTTGAGCACACGCACACGGGTTGTGTTACGCTCAATCAAATCTTCAGCCTGACCATTACGCTCAAGACCAATGACCATGTCGCTAAGCTGTGCAATGGATGCTGAGCCACGCAGTTGTGCAAGCGATGTCACTGCTCCTTCTTCGTGACCTTTATCGTTTGGTCGTTTCAAATGACTGACAAGTATCAAAGCAATGTTGGTTTCTTGCACCAGCATACGCAGCTTTGTCATCACCTCGTCCAATGCTTTACGTTCGTCACCACTCTCTTGACTTGAAATGATGATGGACAAGTGGTCAAGGAAGATGTACTTGCATGACATACCTTTAGCCAGATAACGTACACGGTTGACAATGTTCTCAATGCTAGTCGATCCGAAGTGGTCGAACAGGTAGAGTCGACCAGTACCAAGTGTATTATCGAAAGCAATCTTCCTGTCATCTTCAGATATGGTAGTGTCGGGCAGGTGTAACGGTACACTAGCAGCCAATGACATCATTGACAATGCTGTCTTGCGAACACTCTCTTCAAGAAACATCAGGCCAATGTTGTCGTCGGTGTTCTTGATTAGATGCCACACCAACTCACGCAGCACTTGCGACTTACCCAACCCACTACCAGCAGTGACAGTGACAAGCTCACCAAGTCTGATACCGTAGGTTAGTTCGTTCAATCCATCCCAAGGGTACTTGCAATCAGCAGGTGCCATAGGCTCTGACACTAAGTCCCACAGTGTGCTACCAGAGACAATACCATCCGGTACAAAGGGTTCGCTGGCCCACCAACGGCTGACATACTGTGCCTCTTTGCTTTCGCTGAGCCAGTCACATGCATCCTTCAGATCGGGCAAGGGCTTGAACAACTTGCACTTGTTGCCAAACAACTCAGCCACTTCCTTAGCTGCCTTCCTACCCGGTTCGTCACCATCGAAGTTGACAACGATGGTTTCAAAGCTGTTGATGTATTCGTAGTTGGTTTTGCAATCTTTCAATGCAGAGCCAGCACCGTTACGCACAGACACGACAGGCCACTTACTACCTGTCATCTGGAATGCAGCCAGTGCATCGAACTCACCTTCAGTGATGGTGATGTACTTGCCACCGGACGGATAGAGGTTCTGTCCAAACAATGTACCTGTTGTCCACTTACCTACAGTGGAGAACTTCTTATCCGCTACAGGTCTAACCTTAGCTGCAACAAGCTGACTGTCCTTGTCGTAGTAGGGGAAGTAGAAGTTGTTGCTCTCACGAACAACACCATACTTCTCCATCGTGCTCTTGGTGATGCGGCGCTCACTCACTGATACAGAGTTGCCGTTGTTGAAAGCTTTAACGAAGCTCATGTCTGCAATTGGTTCAATCACTTTAGTGTCCCTGATGGTGGTGATGTTTTCGGAAGAGGGTGTGTGTGTACTACACACGAAGCAATAGGTGGAGTGGTCGTCGTTGAGCGATGCACCATCACTACTACCGCAATGTTCACAGCTTATGTGTGTGCGAATGAATGCCATAGTTATTTGATGTTAAGCCACAACCCAACCTGAGCAAACGCATAGCCTGTCCAGATCATGCCATTGCTCAGTTCGCCTTTAGACCATTGAAGAACGCCGACGACTAGGTAGCCTATACCTGTAAGGGCAACAATGACTTGTTCAATGTTCATCTTAGTCCCACAAGTTCTGAAAGTATTTACCAAACAACACAAAGCCTCGTTGCTTACGTGCGTTGTAGGCATCCAAGCCTTCATGGTCACACTTAATCTGTGCTACCTGCTCCATGATGTCGGCTTCATCGTCACATTCACTGTGATCAAAGAACTTGTCATCGCCTGTACCACTGGCATGTTCTGTCAATGCCCAAATCATTTCATCAAGCACCCAATCCCAACGCTTGTGCCAATTGTCATCAATGTCCCATTCGTTTTCCTTTGGTGGTGCTGACGTACTACGCAACTCTTCAGGCACATCCTCATCATCCACCCTACCTGAGCCATGCTTGGTTAGTTTCAGTTGTTGCAGTAGCGGTGCTGCAATGAGGGCGATAGTGTGGTCAGCATTCCAGCTATCCCACTCGTCAATGAATACATCCTCTTGTCGAGGGCTGTTGTCGTCTTGATAGTTTCCAATAAACACTTTCATTTCACACCTGCCTTGCTGTAAATATTCATCAACTTGCTACGTATAATGGCTTGCTCTCTGTCATGTGCATTGCCATAGATTGTACCGGAGTTGTCTTTGCGCTTACGATCAACAACTTCACTTGCCAACTGAGAACCTGTCTTAGCAGACTGTTTAGTTTTGAAGGCTGTGTTGTCAACGAAGATGGATGGTTGAGGATGCTGCGCCCACAAGAAAGGGCTAGATGGATGGCAGGTGCAGGTCATTGTTGTTCTCCAAAGAAAGCAGACACTGTCACCGGAGCAACATCACGCAACACAGCCAACACATCCTGTGCCACCAACCTGTGTTCCTTCTGTGTGGATGGGTCAAGTCGTGCTTGCAAGAATGTAATCCAGCTACGCATAGTGCCATTGACGTACAGCTTAGATGGTGTCAATCCTTCAGGCAACAGAGCACGTGCTTGTTCTTTGGCAATGCCACGCTTCAATGCTTCGCTGTAAAGAAACTCAGCCTCACCAATCATCCTAGCCTGTGCTGCTGCCCACCATATGGTGAGGTCGAAGTCGTCTGTCTCTAAAGAGTTCTGTCTATTCTTGTTGTCTTGTAAGCGGCATTCACGGATAGCGAACTCACCAAGCTGTGTAGCGTCAGCATATCTCTGAGAGAACTCTTGGAAGCTAAAGCTTCTGTGTCGCAATATTTGTCGTGCAATGTCGCGGGTGGTGGACACTTCGATGCAAGCACTAGCCATTTCAAACACAGACCAATGAGCATTCTTTGCACAATATTTAAGCAGCCCTGCAACGTTGGGGTTGTCTTGGTTGCCGGGGTTGCTGACACGGGCGCAATAGCCGATGTGCTTGTCAGCGTCTGGTGTTGCCCAAATTAGAGTTGCTGTCATTTGTTTCCTCAGGTGAACATTGGTTGTAAGTCTCGCATATCCTGTGCAACTGTTGCACTCTTCAATGTGTGACGGATGTATGGTGTCAGGCTTGATGGTGTAGCATGCCCTGTCAAGCTCATGATGTTAGTGGTTGCTACACCAGCCATCACCATCTCTGTCACGGCAGTGCGGCGCAAGTCCATAAGCTGTAGCTCGGTAGACAATTGAGCGTCTTCCATTATAGCTCTGCCAGCCTTAGCCAAGCCCTGCAAACTGTACGGCTGTAGTATGCCAGCAACAGTGCGCTGTGTAGGGAACACATACTGTTGCCAGCCCATCTCAGTGTGTTGCTGCTTCAACATTTGTTGCAGGTCTTGAGGCAGCGGGATAGACACCTTAGCCCTGCGCTTGCTTTGGGTTAATGACAACACACCAGTGTCAATGTTGTAGCTGTCCCATGTCAACAGACGCATATCACCAAGACGTTGCGCTGCACAATAGGCTGTGTACACAATGAGTCCTAAGCTGCGTGTCTCATAGTTGCTGAACGCTGTAGTCATGAAAGCTTTGATGTCGTCACGCTCCCATGTCACACGCCTTGGCTTGCTTGTTTGCTTCTTCACTTCCTTGAATGGATTGAAGGTGGTGAAGCCATTACGAATGGCAAAGCTAAACATCAACCTGTACACAGCCAACACATGACTAGCCAAGCTAACACTATGTGCGGCATGCAAGTCATAGATGCGCTGCATAGCTGGTGTTGTTAGGTCTTGTAGCCTGCTGGCATACAGCGTAGTGTGTGTTGCTTTATCACCTGCCCAACGCCTGAGATAGTAGACATAGTCTTCCTTGCTCTTGCTTGACAGCTTGTTGTAGTCGATGGAGTTGGTGTAGCTCTTGACCAGATCCAACACTGTGCTCTTGGTGGTGAGGTGCTTAAGGTAGCGATGTTCCTTGCGCCAGTCATCAAGGATGTCGTTGTACTCGCTTGCTTTGTTGATGGCATTGACTAGGCTGGTGCCAAGGCTTTCACGCTTGACAACACCAGCTTCAACAGCATCAGTGGGTGGGTTGTAGCGGTAGCTGACTACCCCGTTGCGGTCAACAATGGTCATGTAACGTGCTAGGTTCATAGCTTTGCCTTCACCCATGTGCGCTGTGGTGTGGTGTATATGAGTTCTTGCCCCTCCCAAACTGCACCGCATACGCAAACAAGTTCTGGCTTAATAGCGGCTTTACATTTTTGGCAAGTCTGGTCTGTGCAACACGGGATGTATTCAACACACGCCACAGGCTCCTGCTCTGGCTGTGCCAAGGCTTCTTTGATGGCATCTTCCATTAGTTGCTCAAACTTTGCTCTGGTCACATCAGATTTTTTATTCTGACTTACATACTCGTGGTCTGCTTGATACCAATAGTCTTGACCAAGTTGAAACGCTTGTTTAAATGCCTTCTTCAATGCTTCGTCTTTAGTCATGTTTGTTTCTCCATCATCCAAAAGATAAACGTCCACACCAACCACATGATGGTGATAGACACCACAGTACTGCCTATCCATATGCTGATAAGTAGCAGCTTATGTTTCATTTAGTTTCTTCCTTAGGTTTCTTAGGCAGTGGTGCCCAATGTGTCCAGAACCTGTCATCACTACGCAACTCACCATACACAGCAACACCATGCACACTCAGTAGCTGCACCTTCGCAGACCTTGGGCATGTTGCAATGGGTTGCCAGTAGTATTCTGTGTCGACAACGGCTGTGCCATCTCTGGTTAGTCTCACTGTCATACATCACCCATGTTGTAGAGCATGTTCGCTGTAGCCAACAACTTGTTGTGATCAACCAATGTATCAAGCCAGCGTTGAGGGATGCTGTCATAGCCATACAAACGACCAGCAATCATACCTGTCACAGCACCAACAGTGTCAGCGTCACCACCTTTGTTGATGGCATGAACAACAGCGTCTTCAAAGGAATGTGTTGCACACACCGACTGCCATGCAGAGGCATAGCAGCCCATCACTGTGCCACTGTCTTCCTTGATGCCCTTGTCGAACAGGGTTTGGTTGCCTGTAGTTGCACCATCGAACAACTCTTCAGCCAGTGCAGCACCATAGGCAATACACTTACCAGTACCGTGAGTGAGCAAGCCACCAGCAACAGACTCAGCAATCGCCATCGTCTTGTTCTTGTGGTTGAACAGGATGTGTGGAGCCATTCGCATGATGCCACCATTACCGTCTGTCATGAGTGAGCATGAGCCACCATAGGGACGCTTGTTAGACGAAGCAGACAAGGCTTCAGCCGTAGTGTTGCCAATGTCAAAGCAATGGTCACGAGTACCAAAGGTGCCACTGTTGCGCCATTGCTTGAAGTTCTGTGCAATGATGCCGGGTGCAAAGCGTTTGTATGTCAGGTAGGCATCAGCAATGCAGTTGCTCATGGCACCATCGTCGCTGTATTCTCCAACAGATGCACAGTGAACACCACCACCAATCATGTCACGAACAGGTGACCCTGTGTTTGGTTCGGTAAATTCGAGTGCGATACCCATTGCGTCACCAATATACAGACCCATAAACATACCGATGGCGTTGTTACGATTCATTACTATTCCTTGTGTTTGATTAGATAATCTAAAGCTTTCTGCAACAGTTCAACATCGTCTTGTAGCAAGCCAATTCCTGTGTTGCAACCATGACAAAGTAACTCCCTCACCTTGCCTGTTTCATGGTCATGGTCTACAAAAAGCTTTTTGTTTTTGTTTTGCAATTCATGTTTGCCACAAATAGCACAGCTACAGTTCTGTAAAGTTCTCATCTCTTCGAACTGTTCAAGAGTAATACCGTACAACTGCCTGTATTTGTGACCACGATGCATATCTATGTTGTTCTTTCTGAACTCACCTCGCCTTTGTATTTCATCTTCTCTGTTTTCATAGTAGTATTCTTTTCGCTTGTCACGTCTTGCTTGTGGGTCTTTGTTGTATTGCACCCTGCTGTTGATGTTGTCACATGTCTTACACCAGCTTCTATAACCTGAAACCTTTGACCTGTCACGATTGAACAGGGAAGATTCTTTTTCAACGCCACACTTGGAACACACTCTCATATCCATACAAACTCCTATAAAGTATAGAAGGTATACGGGTAAGTGAGTGAACTGTCAAGTGAATTAACGTTGTTGCATGTCTCTCCATGCTGTCACCGATTGTCTAACGGAAGAACCCCATAGCGGTTAGGGCCATCAACATCTACTCGCTGCACTGATCGTGGATGAACCCACATTATTGTCAGCATCCGCTTTCGATGTTGTCACTCAAGCTGTAACGAACTCGTCAGCGATGTTCCACAACTCTGTGTTGATACGCACAGCTTCCTTGATGGAGTTGACTGGTCGAGCCTTACGCATCACACCTTCGGGCTGCTTGTCAGTGATGGATCGAATCATGGCATTGCCACGAACAACCCCTTCCTGAATACGGTTGAACACAGTCCAAGCATCGTAGCCTTCGTCACCATTGCGGCGTACACTCATCACATCCTTGACTGTCTGTGCCACAGCATAAGCACCCTTGGGTTGACCTGTGTAGTCGTCCCAACGGGTAGCAACACCAGCAATAGCCATGTCATGTACATCACCAACAGACAACGACACACCACGCATCGCATCAATGCGGCCCATCAGATCAGGCAACGTAGCCACTGTGTTACGCAACATCTCTTCGAAACCAATCAATGCCCTGCTGTGATAGATGCGAGACTGAAAGCCTTCACCAGCCACGATACCATTGGAGCAGATGAAACGGAATGCACCAGCGAAGAGCTTCACTGAGCCTGTACCATCGTGAGAGTTGTAGAGAATAATTTCAGGGCGAATGTCATCAGCGGTGGCAAGGTCAACCACCTTGCTGAATGCCACCATGTGAGCAGCATGTAACGGGCTGGCCTTACGGCTACGTTTCTGTGCAGCCTGTGTCGGTACATAGCCATAGTCTGCCATGATGGGCAGCACATCGCTTGTGTTAAGGGAAATGTAACGGTCGGTCAAGCGGTCTGCCTTGGTGACGCTGAATACAGCAGGAGCACGTTGATGGATGGCTTCGATACTCAAGGCTGAGTTGTCGGCATTACGGGAGAAGATGACATGATTTGCCATGATGTTTTCCTTGCTAGGTTGTGGCATGATTGCCGAGTTGGGCCTTCAGTGTAAAGGCTTTCCAGATGGCTTGTCAAATAAACCATCCAGAAAACCCTACAAATTGTCGGGCTTTGCTTTCTTCACAAGCGGTGCAACCTCTGCCCATGCTTGCAAATGTATTACTTTGTTTGACATGTTCAGGCAGTAGCTGTACATGCCATCAATGTGGTCAAAAAACAACACCTCGTCAATGCCTGTACCATCCATCCACGGTAGCTTGATGTAGCTGCGAGGCTTCACCTTGTACAACTCACGCACTGGCAGCACATCGAAGTCTGTAATATCAATTTCATTAATCATTTTGTTTCTCTTTCTATATCGTTTTGTAAAGCTACAGCACCATCGATATAGCCTTGCTTGTATTGCTGTGCTTCCCAACATCCTGCAGGGGTGAAGAAGGGACGCATTGGTTGACTACGCAGGCCATGCATCCTGCCTAAAATATAGGCAACACTCTCACTCATCTCTGACCTTCACCAATGCATCAGCAATCTTGTATGCATAGCGGCTCAGTGCCAGCGGGTCTTCCACTGTCACACCAGAGGCAAGCACACCCTTAATTATTTCAAGACTGAAGGTGTCACGCAGGGTTGGTTCAGCCTTCTCAGCGAATGAGGGACGACCTCTGCTACGTGTTGTCTTTTCAGAAGTCATTGACGTTTCATGCAAATTGTCATCGATCATGTTAGTTTTTCCTATAAAAAATGTGATTGTTAATGATGGCTACTTTGTCCAGCGCCTTACGCCATACAGGTTTCACTGCCTTGGTATGGTAGTGGGTTGCACCAGATGTGACATCAGGTAACACACCTGTCATGGCCTGTGCTGCTACAGCATAGAGCACAGATGTGTCACCAACGATGGGCTTGTCACGACCCTTCGCTGTGTTTGTCCAACTGAATTGCTTTGGTGCATACACTGTGTCACAGATGGTCTGTCCAGACTGTGCTGCCCTGTTCAATGTGACAGCAGCTACAGCCTGCATACCAGCCACACCCTCACCACGTGCTTCATGGTAGATGTTCTTGAACATGCAGCACCACTCAGCAGCCACAGCAGGGGATGGTACAGGTTGATGCTCACACGATGCTGTTGAGAGCAGCAAAGCACCACAGAATACAGCGATGGGGATGTGTCTGGTGATGCTCATGTCACACGCCCTGTTCCTCTGCCATCAATGCTGCCCACTTGAGCCACATGTAACGCATGCCTTGCACTTTGTGATTGACTTCGCTGAATTCGTGTGGGTGGTCGCCATATTTTGTGAATAGTCTGAAACTACCTGTGTTGCATCCCATGTTGTCCAGACCCTCAAGGACACGGACGGAAAGCTCACTTGTTTGTTTGTGACACTCACCTGTCAGTCTAAAAACAGCATCACTAACAGCGATACATGAGAACTTTTCATAACCAGATTCACCATATCGTGAGTGTGCAACTAAGCATTTGTCAGCGGCGTAGTGCAGCACATCTGCAACGGTGGGTTGTTTCTTTTTCATAGCGGTGCATCCTCGTGGTTGTTGGGGTTGAACGGTGGACGTTTCCGGCCATTGTCGAGTGGGTTAGGCCATGCCGGAAACGGCCATACTGGTGAAGCCATACTCATACCTCTGGTAAGAACGAATCTTGCTGTCCTTGTTGCTACGCTTCTCAACAAACTTAACTCGTGTGTCTCGTTCGTTCAGTGCCATGCACAGGGTGGTCAGGTCGCAGTCTTCTTCGAGGTAGGCATAGTCGCCACGTTGATAGCTGTAGCGGGTAATCTTGTCGGCAATGCCGAGGTTGACTAACACGTCACGGCGTACCTTGCCCCAAGCATGACCGGGATCGTTGTAGATGGTGATGGTGAATGTTTTGTTCATGCTTGTACTCCATTAGATCGTGATTCATCGGTGGCAAATTGTTCGTATACATCAGAGCATTCCCAAGATGCATCACTATCATCGTATGCACCATACTCAGACTCCGACCACACCTTATCGATGGCGGCATCTTTGCTTTCAGCATCAACGTAGACGGTGATGTAGCTTGTTCGTTTCAACTCAACTGCATATGCTTTCATGTAAGTTCCTTGATTTGTTGCAACACAGCCTGTGCTTCGGAGTATGTCAGGTGTCCTATCACGTCAGTGGTAATAGGTGTGTCATATCTTATGTGCCAATCCCATACACCATCGCCAGTGAATTTGATGACAGCAATCTCCCACAAATTGCGATCACCACCATAACTGCAATCGTGCATCACCTTGCTTGCACCATAGCCGTTATCGAAACGATGGATTTCCTGTGTGCCATTGTTCAAAGAACGTTCTGCAATGATTGTCATGTTAATTCCTTTCAGGATTGCGGAAACCGTCAGTGCTTTCAGCTTCAAGCTGTTCAAGCGTCTTGAATGTACCACTCAAACGCAGTACAGGTGTGTCGTCATCGGGGTTACGAAAACCATCAGGGTTTTCTTGTTCGAGTTGGTCAAGCGTTTTCATGCTGTCACCATAGCGTTGTTGTTGATGGTCAAGCCTTCGCAGGTCACTGACACAATGGTGTCTTTGTTGACACAGCGATAACCTGCAGTGTGCATATCAAACAACACCAGATATTTGTCGTGGTTGATAGTGCTTGTGCCACCTTTCAAGTGCTTGGTCACACCGATACGACCGTTGAGGGTACGGGCTGTGCCATCTTTCTTGATGAAATTGATGGTGATGAACTTGCCCTTGCTTTGGGCGATGAAGTCTACGATTTTCATATGTTTTCCTATGGAAGGTTGATACGATAGTGTATCGGTGATGGCCCTCATAAGACCATCACAGGACGCTATCAGAATATCTTCGTCGTCTTGTCACCATCAACCGACCACACACTCACCACATCGGGGTGCATAGTCAAGCTAACTTTGTAAATGAAACTATACATTTCATTTTCGTTTGTGAATGTTTGTTGCCAAACATGATCGTTCCTGAACTTCCAGTGCAGTGTCACAGTTCACCTCCACCCATGTAAGCCAATGTAAAGTCGGCAATTTCATCCTCGCTCAACCACTTGCCTGATTGAACATGTTCAAGGGACAAGCATTGAATGCCGTATTTGTTTCGCAGAAAACCAGAGGCATCGATGAAGCCTGTATACATCTTGCTGTAGATGTGCATGTCACCACCAACTATCGTAGTACACAGCGTTGCCATAATCCAGTGCCTCTCTTGCTTTAGCAATGAAGTCGGCAATGCTTTCGATGTCTTCGGGGTAGAGCGTTTGCTCACCGAAGAAGAACCCGTTGATGGGTACAAGCTTGTTGTTGCCTGTGTCCATCTCTAGTCGGTCAAGATCTTTCAGATCAAGACGAACGGTGTTGCAATTGAACGACACGGCAGTGCCACCTTTGAGGCGGTAGAGATCTTCCATCCAACCATGCAAAGCATTGAATTTACGCCAGTAGAATAGCTCTGTCTTCTCAATTTCGTTGTCTGTGCCATAGTTGGTTTGTAAATCAACCACGTTGTCGCCAGCATCCTTTGCTGACACTGTAAAAGCATACATGTCTAAGCCCATGATAGTTCCTTTCAGGAAATGTTGATGATTGTGAAACCCTCAATCTCTTCGCAGACATTGAGTAGTCTGGAAGTCATTTGCAGGTTGCCACCGTAGACAACAACACGTTCAGTGTTACCGTCTGCATGCTTTATGTCGGCATAAAAAGCATCACCGATACCATTGTCAACGCCAATGGTTCTGAGGGTTGTTGTAGATGTCATGTGTGTTTCCTTTCAGGAAAGTTGCTCTTGGATA